CGCACCCAATTTATCATTTCCATAATTACGCTCATCTCTAAACAGCCATGATATTGACGAGCAACATCATCCCATGTAAAGGAACGTTTTAGGAAATTGACCTGATCAAGTGAACGAAACGGGATAGTGCTATCACCTTTATCTTCCATTGTATATTTCATACCGATTTTCTCATACCCCTCTCCAATTGTTACTTGGTTAAAAAGGTCGATGACATTGTCTGAGATATTCAAGACATTGTCATCTCCGTACGAAATCATACATACTTCTTTGGTGAACGAAGTTAAGGAGCGATATTCGGTGTCTTTCATAGTGTTCAACCACACAATTCGCATCGAGATGGAATTGTAACAACTATTAAGAATCACGGTCATAGGGTTGCCCGAAGGCTGTGAATGGGTCCACTGGTAAAGATTATCGCGGTATATATGAATAGAACTGACTATGTCCTCCCAAAGAACTGTCCGTATTAGACAATTGTCAGGGCCATCGTCGTACCATTCATTAACCATGTCCAAAATCCCATGCATAATTTGACTGTTCAAAGTACCGTCAAAATTGGCAAAATCACCAGCTACAACCTTATCACCCTTGGTAAGCAACGCTTTGGACAAGCGATGCCAATCACCTGAGTAAGGATTAATCCCAACAGCAACCTCGTTCGATATCATATTCTGCATTACGTGAGCATTGAAACCCAAAAAGTACATACGAAAAGCCAAGATATAATCTTGTGCTCCAGCCGCGAAAACACGTGTTTTCCCAGCTGCGACCTTATCCAAGGGTCGACGCTCGTCCTTAAGGGTATCAATCCAGTATACAGGTTGACGTCGTCCGAGACGTGCCTGGTTGATTCTGTTAGTAACAGCGTCCTTCAGTTCCACATTGGTCAAATCATAGTCTCCATCTCCGAGCCACCCTGTTTTTCCAACAGTGCCACTCTTTTTCTTGTTTATCCAAGGATATCCAGGAGAACTACGACGACTTATGGGATCTAAAAAGAGATCATCTGTTCCAACAATACCTTCCTCATAGGTTAGCACACGGCGCAAGGACGCATTTGTGCTTGAAAAGATGAGATTTGCGAAGTGTTGCGTAGCACGTTGCACATCTTCCGGGTCTATCCATTTCTGTGACACACCACATTTCTTCAAACCCTTAGATAAGGGGTCAATTAATTCCCCATCTAAACGGAAAGCCCGCAGTGCCGATGGTGCTGTCGTGATTTGATCGAGGGCACCATGCAAGGGACTTTCTCTAAGAGCTGATTTCAATGCTGGGGCATAATTCCTCCCTATTTTTCCAATAGGTATGAAATCCCCTTCAGGTAATGTACAGTCATCCGATATTACATCTTCAAACTCTAAATGAATTTGTGCTTCCAGTGGAAAATGTCGCAACAATGATTTTACATCCTCGAGTGTGAATGATGTAGCACACCCAACTCCTCTTCCTCCAGCAACATGAAAACCAACGATCTTTCGTGCCAGCGCGGTGTTAGCGACCACGAGTGGTGCGCCACAGTCGCCCTTGTCTGTGTCTGTATCGTACATGTAAGAATGGCGCAAAGTAATTTGCCCTTCCTTGCCAGAAGCAAGTGTGTAAGTATACATGGCTTTGGTATCCACTGTCGCTCTAATATTGGCATAAACTGTATGTACCCATTTATTACCAACTTGGTTGAGCAACGGTATACTTGCAATGAACGACTGATAAGATCCTAGATCACACTGACGAACAATATGAGGTGTCAGATCGCGCTGAGAGGGAAAACCTCGCGGGAGTACTATCATAATGGCGTCCTTGGTACGTCCACTCGCATCAACCAACTCAGTGTAATTTTCTTTATCGCAGAAATAGTCACCAGGAAAAGTATATCCCTCTGACATTCCTGCG